GTCAGTGTCTCACGACTCAAAAAACACAGTTTGATTTTAAAGCCCATCAAGCCAGGAAACTCAGTTTCCACTGTCTTGTTTGGTACAATAAGAGTTTTAATACTAGTAATTGACATCTTTACCTTCTTGTTGAAGGGCTGAGCGGTTTGCTCAGCCCTAGGTTAAACATTAAACTGCTGGAGAGGAGTAGTAAGTAATAGTAGCTTCGTTGTTTTGCTCAATATCATAGGTTCCGGAGGCTGCGCCTTGAGCTGTAAAGTTGATGCTAGTAGAAATTACCTGCTCTGTACTGATCTGAGGGATCTGCAACATGGCTGATGGTAGTTCAAAGATTACCTTGTTTTCCATGGTTGTAGAAGTAGGAACTGCCACGCTTCCGCCCATACCGAGTTTGACTGTAAACTGGTTTTGGTCATAGGTGTTGGCCTGTGTAAGCAGAGTACTCAATAGTTGCGCGGTGTTTGTACTACCGGTTCTCAGATAGGCTGTTAAACTGCCGCTCACAGCTCTGGTACCTACGAAATAGTCAATAGGCTTGTTAACTGTGCCCATTACTGCTGGGGTTAGGTAAGTAACGTTGTTGGCAAAAGTAATATTGCCACCAGTAATAGCAAAGGTATAAGTAACAGCACTTTGACCGTACTTGGCAGCTGTAGATGCCAATTCTACAGTACTCAAACGGTTTGTGATGTACTTACATGTGGCATCTTTGGGCTTGTAGGCACCACTTAGTAGGCCGCCAAAGCTACCTGATAAAGTGGGACTGGTACCAGTGGTTGTTGCTGTTGTTGTGGTTGTAGAAACTTCAATTTCTGCAACTTTGCCTGTCCAAGCAATAGTACCAATTTGATCGATACCAAAGTCAACTGAGGCTTGGTCAATAACACAGTTGTGTAGCAACACAGTTGTGTCGTCAAACACAATAATCAAGCCAAAACGTAGCAATTGATTTCTGTTACTCTGTGTTAGACGGACTTGAGCTGAAGGAACAGTAGTGCCGTTTGGCGCAGCTGTTTCGGTGTATGCTTGTCCAGTTGTAGTTGTAAGAGCTGAAGCACTGCTCAAGTCTACGTTGGTATAACCAAACATAGCATTCCACAGGCAGGCTTCTTCGGGTCGCACAAAGTCACCAATGTCAAGACCAGCAGCTACTGCTCCGCCTTCAAACATCTTGGGACGTACATAGGTAGAAATACTCCAATCACCTGCTTCTAGAGCAGTTGCAAAGCTTCTCTGGCCGCGGCTAGGTGTGCTGCCAGCCTCATTTAAAGTAACTGTATCTAGAGTGGTATTTTGGCTAAAGCTCATACCGTCTAGAGGTTGTAGTTCGAATGTGTCAGCGGCAGAGCGGGCTGTAGCTGGGGCGATTCTGTTGTTTCCGTCTAGTGCTGTAGTAAAGAATACTCTAGCACCTCTAATTAGATTAACTGCCATAATTTTTTCCTTTAAGGCTGTGTGTTGTTATCACCTTAACTAGATCTTTATCTGTTGTTGATGACTAGAACACTGATTCTACATGACCTGGTACCGGACCTGTAGATTGATTTCTCCGACTGCGTACGGAGCTAGCAAACCCTCGTCTGTGGTTATGCTGGTTATCAAGATCTCTGTGGTTTCAAGTCCGGCTGCTTCGTCATAAACCAATACTCGGTTGCTGTCAATGCAGTGCTCTACATCTTCTAACAGGGACTCCAACTGTTCTTGGCTGTCGTCGCCTTTGCAGTATAGTTTGATTGCAATGCCCAAGTATCCCCAGGTAAAGTCGCTGGGAAGGTATTCTCTCATTTCACTGCCAGGGGTTACGTAGACCGAGGGAAAGTTGTTCGTCTCGTCCCAGAATACCAGTTTGGGGTATGCACAACCATTAAGGTTTGTCTTGTAGGGGCCCGTTCCGTTTATGGTTTTCAACTTCTCACACAGGGCTTTTACTATTGAAGTTCTCTTAGACATTGACGGCCCTCATACGGTTGGCTACTTGAGCACCTGCAAGTTCGCGGATACTTTTGGAGATTAGAAGTTTGGGATCGCGTGAGCGCGGGTTCTGTTGACGACCGCCTTGTGAGAAGGTTGCGTATGGATTTTTCATGTAGCTGTAGAAAGCTGTTATCATGCCCTGACGGCTCTCACTCAGTCGTTCTACTTTTACTGAGTTAGCAAACCTGCCGGTGCGATAGTTCAATACATCTCTGCGATTTCCGGTGCCCATGTTGCGTTTGATTTGATCGTGTAAGTCACTGTTGATCAACATCATGAGTGAAGCTAGACTAGTTTCTGTTCTAGCAGTTACTTTTGGGTATTTAATATTTAGTAACTGCTGTTTTTTACTTTTAATCTTGGCCTTTGTTTCCTTGACCTTTTTAACAGTATCTTTTATTATCTTGTTGAGGTTACTACTTACTTGATCTTTTTTAGATTTAGTTTTCTTAATAGATGTAGCTGTTTTAACCTCTTTTAATATTTTTCCCGTTTTTATAACATTTATTAAGTTGTCGCCTATACCCTCAATAATAGATGGAGACCCCTTAGAACGTATAAGAGCATTTAGCGTTTCATTATTTTTTAATATTTCACGGGCAAGAGTTTCATACTTTGGATCTGTTTCCAATAATCTTTTTGCGTTTACTTCTACTGCTTTCTGTAAAGACTCTAGAGATTCTATTAAATTCTTAAAATATACTTTGCTACTAGATTCTTGTGCGGAGGTACTAGCTATATTATTAATTAAGGCCTTGATACTTTTTCCAGCATTACCGAGAAGGCTTCCAGATCCTCCATTGTCTTTACCAAACTGTAGTTCTGTTTGTAGTCTTGGATTATCGCCTAAAGCATATTTTACTGCCACTAAGAATAAGTCTTCTTTATCTACTACACTACTAGTAAGGTAGTCTGCGTCTAATAGCGATTTTATTATAACATCCAAAGCTTCTTCAAATTTCGGATTTTCTGTGCCTACAGAAACTGTAAAATCTCTATATGATTTTGCGGACTCTAGTCCTTGTATATCGACTCCAAGCGCTAATTTAAATTTTAATGAAAAAATACCAGCCAAATGTCCTGCTTCTATGTTGTCAGATATATGTTTTTTTAACCTTTTAACAGTAGCAGGTTGTCGCGTGTATGTTTTATCCAAAATGTCAAATACATATTCTTCAAAATACTGTTTAGCATTTGACTGGGAAATATTCTCTAATTTTACTCCGCCAGTAATTTTAGATACTTTTGTTTTACTTTTTACTGATCTTTTTGAAGCTTCAGCTACTCTGGTTTCTAGCCAAGCTATAAAATTATTGAAGTCAATTTTAGAAAACAGTTCGCGTGCCATAGGCTTCATGGCACCAGTTTTAGAACTTTCAGCAAGTTTTGCACCTAAATTCTCTAGTCCTTTTACAGTAATAATACTGTCATGTCCTGAAGAACCTGCCTCGAATGCAGCTCTAAATTTTTTACTGTCTGCTAAATCAGGGGCTATATCCCTTAGTTTTTGAGTACCTAAATTCCCCAAGGTTACCTGCTGCTCGTACTTATTTATAATATACTGTTTTATAGTAGAGTTAAACTGTGCTAGTCCCATATCAGTTATAATTCAATACGTAGAGGTCTAAGACCCTTTTGATATGCCCAGGCAGGTTGCTCTGGTTGAGGTACTGAACCTGAGCATTTCCTGTAGTAACCGCAATCTGACTCTGTACAGCACCCTGATTTTTCATGTAGTAGGTAACCAAGTCCAATACTGCTAACTTCAAGTCTTCTGGGATGGTCTCATAACCAGCTGTGTAGGTGATGCGATAGCCGTTGATTAAATAGGGAAACTCGGCTCTGTTAATGGGCAATATCTGCTGGTTTTGACTGTCCAGTACCCAGTCTGAGAACTCTACCAAGTCCACATAGCTCTGACCATAGTTCTCACTCTTTTCGATGCTGGAGATAGTTATAATAGGGGCTTCGCCTAATAACAAACAAGTTCCGCCGTTCAGTACCTCAGTCTTGGCATCATCAACCCAGTCCACAAATGTACGACGGCAGATGTTTTTAACAAATTCTGAAACTTTTGGAATAATGGTATTGATTTCTACATCTTGGGTGGTACTGGTGATACCTTCATAAGCTTTGTATTCTTGTAAGGTTATTAAGTTTGCACCCATTACACACTCCTTATAGTTTTTCCAAAAGACTGACACAGCCCTTTGGAAAAACCGGGGACCAAAGTCCCCAGTTTTATTAATATCAGGTCGCTCCGTTGACGTAACGTAGGGTGCTTACTGCAGGTCCTAGGTTAGTTGTCAGTTGAGTTAGGCCAGTACGTAGTGAAGCCACTAGTACACGGCTCTGACGCTCTGTTAGTGTGTCTGTGTCAACACGTAGACCACGCTGGTTGCCTACCAAGAAGTTGGCAGGTGCAAAGCAGAAGGCTGCAATGTTAG